CCATACTTGTACCTCTTTTTACTATTTTACTATAGCATAATAAAAAGGCTTTTTCAGTTTCTTTAAGAATATAAATTTCTTGATTATTAAAACCATTCATAACAACCTCAGTGTTATATGGTAATTGTTTTTTTTCTAATTCTAACATAGTTGTAATGTTTTTTGTAAATATATAAATAATAATTATAAATATACAATACTTAAATAAAAAAAAATTAAAATAAATGTGTTAACCTTGCTACCTGACCATTGTTTTTTGAGAATATAAAGCTTTCTATTGCTTGATTGTTAGATGAAGTATAACCGTATTTTGAATGCCATCTATCTGCTGGTGATGGACTGCGTAAGCTTTCAAGTGACAAACCAACATAATCTTTATTTATTTTGTGATGAACGTGGTGAGTAAACATATATCTGTACTTACACTTGCTCCAATCCTTGCATTCATCAGCCATAAGCATAGGCAATAAATCCCACTTTGCACCATCACCGTGAGTACTGCCGATTAAATTGTTTTTATACTTGTAATACTTCCTGTATTGTAAGCTAATATCAAAACTTATGTTCTTATTATTCTTAAAATATGTAGCAATTACATCTGCTAACATAAAACCAGTTAAATAGTCGTGGTTACTGCTGTTATACATAATATGTAAATCTGGATAAAATGCCAACAGCATTTCAATGATATTAATATACAACCTTTTAGCAATGTGAAAATGCTCAAAGAACATTCCGTCGACATCTTGCTCAGTTCCTCTTGTGGTTTTGTTGCTAAAACTATCAATGTGCATCACATCATTGCCAATAACAAGAAGTATTTTATCTATGTTAAAACCTCTGCTTTTATCTAGGCAACCTTGTACACCTTCAAGCGTTCTAATTACAGCTTTCTGCTTGTTGTATTCCTCACCACTTATAAAACTTTTACATAATTTACCAATGTGAATATCTGCTGGTGATATCAACAGTAAATGTCCATCACTAACCTTTGGCTTTTCAATGTATTTAAACTCTGGTGCATACTGCTGAAGCTCTTGAATTAAATCTTCTTTGAATTGTTTTAAATCTCTTGATCTAAAATTTGCATTCTTAAAATATAAACTTGCATTTTTAGATTTTATCCAACCACTGTGTACATCATTTGGGTTTAAACCCTCACTTTTAGCTTCTTCTTTTACCCTTCTATATTGCTGAATAATGTTTGCTTCATCTTCAGTTAATCTGTATCTAGGGTTTCCCCTTTCTTTTTTATACCTATCTGAAAAATCTTTGTTAAAATTTCTCATTTTGTTAGTCTTTTATAGATAACCAACAAAACAAAACCAATAAGAAAAATGTAAATTAAACTCTGGTATTTTTCCCACCAGCTTATTTCTTTATATACAATCTTTTCAACTTCAATTGGTATAATCTTCTCCTTAATAATCGTATCATTAGGTAATTTAACTGAATGAATGATTTTCTCTGTGATTGTGTCGTATTTATAAGATATCTTAACCCTTTCATTATTTAGTACAATTACACAATCTTGTTTGATGAAGTTGTTTATTAAAGTTGTATCATATTGCTGAACTATAAAGGTATCAATAACCCTTATTGTATCAATAGAAACCTCTGTTAAATGTGGGTATTTTTTAACTAATCTATTTAGTCTTTTTTGTGGTGAACAACTAAAGAGCAGTGCTACTGTGAGAACTTGGATAATATACCTTTTAAGGCTTTTCTTAACCATCTTTTTGTATTTTCTGCTTTGAATAAAAACAATACTAATGAAATACATAGAACTACACAAAAATCAAGTAAATCTACTTGCATCCAGTAGAAAGCATACACATTCAAAGCCAATATAATCAAACCTATAATGTTGGTTAATATGTTTTTTTGTTGGTCATTCATTATTTCTTACTTTTTTTCTGGTATTTATATCCCTTTGGCTGAAGCTCTGCATACTCTTCACCAGCATTGAAACACGGACAGGCTTTATTGGCAAATTCAAAATGGCTATGTATTGAAGCTTCTGGATAAATGTGTGTTAGTGTTTTAAGTATTTTAACTAATGCTTTTTTCTGTGCTTCTGTTCTTGTATCTTTTGCTCTTTTGCTTTTACCTAAACCACCAATGTAACAAATTCCAATGCTAGTTTCATTTTCTCCTTTTGTGTGCGCTCCAGACCTGTTTATTGGTCTTCCATAGTCAATAGCACCATCCAAACCAATTACATAATGATAACCTATATCACTCCAACCTCTGCCTTGAACGTGCCATCTTTTTATCGTTGATGTAGAAACATTAACACCCTCAACAGTTGCAGAACAGTGTATAATTATTTTATCAATCTTTCTCATAATTATTTATTTTCTTTTCTTCTTTGTGTTCTTGCTGATTTTTTTCTTGCATTTTGTAACAACCTTTCTTCCATTTTTGCTACTTGCCTATGAAGCTCGGTGTTCTCTTTAATCAACTCATCAATCTTTAATTCTAAACCTTCAATCTTGGCTTTTAACTCTTCTATAACTCTATATGAAAGTTCATCATTTCTCTCTTCTTTTTTTGCTTTAATGTCAATTCTTTGCTTTATCAAAGACCATATTTCCTTAATACCTAGTGCAGTTACTAGGGTTGATATCAAAACAATTAAATTGTGATCTTCCATATTTAAAGCTTTTTGCACAATATTATACTTTTATTCTTCAACTGGTTCTTCTTGGCTCCAAGCTGCTGTTGACATTAATTCTAAAGCTTCTGAATGAGTTAAAGTTTGTGATGGTTTTACTGTACCATCTTTTATAAATGATGGCTCTGAACTGTATTTAATTACAAATAAAGTATCATCTAAACTTCTTCTAATTGTTTTTGGAGAGTTTTCTAAAATTTCTCTAAATTTTACTTTGCCTAAATCTTCTGTTTTTATAATGCTGTAAGTTCTCATTTTATAATTTTATGAAGGTGTATCTTCAACAATATCATCTGCTGCCATATTTGTCATTGTTCCATCGTTACTTCCTGAACCATTATCAGTGAGGGTTGGAAAAGTATCACCATCGCCCATCCTCCACCAGTGAGAAGGGTTTAAAGAAGAAATATCATTTGCAACACCTGAATTGAATATTGTATTTACATTTGCCTGTGTTAAAGTATAATTAAAAATGCTAAACTCATCAATGTTTCCAGCAAACTCATTTGAGGTTGTAAAAGAACCAATGTGGAAATCAGATGTTGTAGAATTAATATTTGTTGTTGAAGCTCCAGCAGATGTATTTGTTAATTGGTTTGCATTCACATATACTTTCATTTTTAGAGCATTATCTGATTCAGAACCATCAAATGTAATAGCTATATGATACCATTCATCTAGCGTCCAGCTTTGTGAACTTTCATTGAACATTATTGGTGTACCACCACTAAATCCTTCTGCTCTTAATCTTATTGATATTCCAGTTCCTTTTTTTTGCACTTGTATTTGTTGGTTTGGTCCACTTCCTTGATATGCACTAAATAAAAATTTAAGTCCTGTTGCTTGTGGTTTTATCCAAAGCGACCAACTTCCATTAGTTGCATTATTTAAAGTAGTTACATTTCCACAATTAACAAAATCATCCACACCATCAAATAAAACAGATTTTGTGTTTGAAAATGAAGGTGTAGATGGTGCAACCATAACAGTATCACCACTTGCACTGTTCTCATAAACAGAACCAGCACCAATGTTGTTGGTAGCTAATTTACCCCATCCATTAGTGTTGTTAATTACTCCTTGTCCCCATCCATTTGTTACTGCCATAATCTATTTTTTAAAGTACAAATCCTCCAAAATCTGCTACATCATCAGGGTTCATATCACCATTGCTGTTGCTGTTGTATTCTGGAAATAATGTTTGATTAAACGTTATGTAATCAATAAACCTACGTGTGTAATGCTGTGCTGTATCTCTTGCTTTTTCAATTAAGCTGTCAACCCTGTTTTTATCCAATACTGTACTGTTTTCAGGTTGCATTGAAAATATACCATTGTTTGTAATATTCACACCAGCATAGGGTAAATACTCGACCATTGCCCAGTATATCAACATATCTTTTATATGGTCTTTTACCAAATTAAAATAATTAGGGTTATCTACCAAAGTTAAAGTTCCAGCAGTAATTAAACTTTCAATTTTCTCCATTAAATCAGTTCCTAAATAGTTCTGAATATGAATGTCCTGTGCAATACGGATATAGGGTAAGAATTTATCTGGATCAAGGTTTCCGTTTGCAGTTGTGAATGTAACTAAATCTTGTCGTGATATAAAAAGTGCTTTTGGCATTATCTAGCGTCTTTTGGTAAATTTCTATTTCTTGGACTAAATCCTTTTCTTGGCATATCATTAGGTGCAACAGGAACTTTCTGTGGGTTTTTAGGTGCTACAAAACCTTTGCTTCTTGCTCTGCCTGTTGTTATCTCTGTTTCTTTTCCATCCTTTAGCATATAAGTTTTTCTGAACCATTTGTGTCGGCATCTTGGTCCGCCTTTATACAACCATATTGAATACGTGTCAGCACCATTCTCACCAAAACCAGCATTTACTGGCTTTTTATCCATCATCATAATATCTTCTTTCCTGTATACTTTATCTGCTGCAACCATTTTTTTACAAAATTCTCTTGAATTTGCACTTACTCTTTTTGGTGAATAAGTGTATCTAACTTTAAATAATACACCTTTCTGACTTTCTTGCTTTGAAGTGCCATCTTGCTCACTTTTTGCTTTTGGTCTTGCAACACCTGTACTAGCTAGGTTCAGCATTTTATCCAAACTTGCTTCATTATCATAATCAACTTCCCTTTCATCTACAACAGTGTAGTTTTCTAAATCTTCATCTTCACCTAAAGCTATAAGCTCATCAGCAATGCTGTTTAATACTTTGTCATCTATGTTGTGAAAACAGTGCCTTGTAGCTTCTAATGCTTCAGCATCATCTTCTTGCTTTATTCCAGTTTCTTCTTCTTTTGTTTCTGCATCTAAATCATCATCTAAATCCATAAACTCTAAAGGTTCAATAGTTTTAAAATACATATTTAGTGATATGTTATTTACTGCAAACAATTCATCTAAGGCATCTAAAATTAAATCTTGATAAGGTTTTATAACTACATTGTTAAATAACAAACTAGCATTTTTGATCTCATCAGCATTTGAACCTAAACCATTATTACCATCTCTTAAACCAATTAACAAAGGAGAACTAACCCTATGTGTTACAAGTATTTTTCTTGTACACTCTTCTGATAGATAATTATAGTGTTCAGGTGCATCTGTTAAGCTTATATCATCAATTGTAGTCTTACTTTCTGTATTGTTGTTAAATGCTACAATTACTTTTTCTCCATAACTTCCTGTAAGCTTTTGTAATACCTGTGATTTTATGTGTTCTTGCTTTTCCCTATCTGGAACACCGTTGTTAAAATTAATTATTTTAGTACCACTAAAGCTGCATTGTGCATCATTTATTAAGTAATCTGCAATATGTTTCTCTAAAGTGCAATACGCTGTTTGATAATCAGCTGGACTATAGTAAAAGTACCCACTTACATATCTTCTTACAATAAATATTTCATTAGTTGCACCACTACCAAATACAGGGAATTTTTTAAGCTCTGTTTGCTTTGTTACTTTTGTCCAATCAGCACTGTATAAATAATTTTTTATTTTACCATCTTCACCACACTTTTCGGCGCGTAATGTTTCTCTTGGAAAATGTGTAATACTTGCAATTTTATCACCTGAATAAGTAACTTGAAAAGCACCTTCACCCAATAATTTTAAATCCTGTACAACCCTTCTTAATTCTTTGTGTTTTAAGATTTTTTTCATTTCAGCATACTGCTCAGGCTTTCTATTGCTATCTGTTGCATCTAACCCTTTGCCATATATTTGGTTTACAATACCATTTATTACAGCATTGTTTGTAGTGCTATCCATATAAGCATCAATTAAACTTTGGTAATAATCATTGTTATCACCAATGCCTACCCAATCCTGATTCTTTTCTTCAGTAATTGTTGGTCTTTCGTAGCTGCTAAGTTGTATTAAGTGAACATTGTCCATTATGCATAAATGTATTCGTTATCGCCAGTTGAGGTTTCAGTGTAAACATTGTTGCTTATATTGAAAGTGCTAACTGTTTGATCTGTTGCAAAAATTTTATCTTTAAATACTAATGTATTGTCAGTTGTGTTTCTTACCTCGTAAGTGTAAAAATTAGCTTCTGTAAGAGCTTGTGTTGTGCTGTATGTGTAATAATAGTCAACTTCTGAAAAAGTTGCGTTAGAATCAGTAAAAATAACTTTATTTAATTCCTCAGATTTTATCACTAGTGAATAGGTTTTAGCACCAGAAAATTTTTCTCTTGGTACTAAATTAATCAATCTTGTTCCAGTTGTTGTTATTACTTGCATTTTTTTTAATAAAAAAAGGGTAGATTATCTTCCAACCTACCCTTCCTTAACAAACACTAATTATTAACTATACTACCTATGAA